GAGGGTAAAAAATTCGTAAGAAGAATCCTCGCTAGTAGGAACACGCGTGAACAAAACAAACTTAAAAACAAAACTAGTTAATTTTTGGTGGTGGTTTATAACCTTAATCCAAAAGCGATACACAGTAATCGTTTCATATGACTCGCAGTGGGGCAATGAAGATGACCAAGAATGGAATCATGTTCGTAAAATAATTAAAGCAAATTTTAAGGAATTAAAATTTAGAACTAATGATAAAAGAACTATTCATATAAAAGGTATGAATGGGTTAAGATATAGGATAGAGGACGAATAATGATTGAGAAGTTAATTGCAGAACAATTAGATATTAATATAGACGAAGTGACTGATAATAAACATTTAATGAATGATTTAGGAGCTGACTCTTTGGATACAGTACAACTAGTTATGGAGATAGAAGAAGCATATGATTTAGAAATATCAGATGAAGATGCCGAAACTTTAGAAACAGTTGGAGCTATTAAAAAATATATTGGAGATAATACATAATGAATCAGATGATGATTGGATTGGTACTTATTCTAGGGTTAGGAGGTTTTTATTTATATAATGAAAATCAAACACTTACCCAGAATAATATAAAACTAGAAGCAGCCGTTGAAGAACAAAAACAAACAATGGCAATAATGAAAGAGCAATACGAAAAACAAGGTAAGGCCCTTATGAACATGAGTAGAGTAAATGCTCAAATAGAAGCTGAAAAAACAGAATATTTGGCTATATTTTCTAGGCATAATTTAGATGTACTTGCACTAAAGAAGCCTGGACTCATAGAAAAAAGATTTAATGACGCAAGTGAAAAAGTAATGGAGGGACTTGAAGATGATACTAAAGAATTATATAACCTTAGCAATCCTACTATTAATAACTAGTGGTTGTTCTTTATTAGGAACAAAACAGTTAGAGGTCGTATCTAAACCTGTTCAAATAGATATAATGCAACCAGATTTACCAAGGACTGTGGATTTAACAGCGCCTCAATGGTATGTTGTATCTGAAGCAAGAATTACAAACCCATGTAAAAAAATAGAAGATAAGAGACCAAAAACATGTGACTTATCTGAAAGAGAGAATCCGGAATGGCCAGAAGGTTATACATATTTGGATAGATTCCTTGATGAAATGAAGGAACAAAATAATGGCGAAGTTGTATTTGTTGCAACATCAGTCGGAGACTATAAAGTCATGGCTGAAGATATGCAAGAGTTGAAAAGGTATATTAAACAATTAGGCGAAGTGGTTATATATTACCGAAGTGTTACCATGCCAAATGGTGACAAAGGCATGGGAGTTGGCATAAAAACTCCAGAAAACATAGCTGATATAAAAGGCTAAAAATTAAAAAAAATATAACAAATCTTTTGTTTACAAAGCAACTGGTTTGTGGTATAATATACATATATTATGAACAACACAACAATTATAAATGTCACTAAGCGTGACGGCACAATCCAGAACTTCGATTTAGATAAAGTACATAAAGTACTTGAATGGGCAGTCGAAGGTATCAGTGGCGTATCAATGTCCGAAATAGAATTGAAATCAAACATTCAACTCTATGACAAAATCCCCGCCTACAATATACACGAACTATTAATTAAATCAGCTGCAGAGCTTATATCAGAGCATACTCCAAACTATCAGTTTGTCGCAGCGCGTCTTATATCATATAAACTAAGAAAAGAAGCCTATGGCGAATTCGATGTTCCACCTCTAACAAAAATAATTAAAGCCAATATTGGACATGGCGTATACGATGAAGAAATCTTGGAGATATATACTGAGGACGAAGTGGTCGAATTAGATGCATATATTAAACATGAAAGGGACGATAGCTTTACTTATGCAGGTATGGAACAATTTAGAGGCAAATATTTAGTCCAAGATAGAAGAACAAAACAGATATATGAAACTCCACAGGTATTGTATATGATGATTGCCATGACTTTATTTGGCAAGTATACAGAAAATAGATTAAAATATGTAAAGGATTATTATGATGCGATTTCTCAATTTTATATTTCACTCCCCACGCCTATTATGGCAGGAGTTAGAACGCCGACGCGTCAGTTTTCTAGTTGTGTACTTATCGAGTCTGGCGATAGCTTGGACTCTATTAATGCTACTGCTACTTCAATCGTTAAATATATAAGTAAGAAAGCAGGGATAGGCATAGGCGCAGGCTCAATCAGAGCTTTAGGTTCAAAGATTGGAGATGGTTCAGTAGTACATACAGGCCTCATCCCATTCCTTAAATATTTCCAGTCGGCAGTAAAATCATGTTCACAGGGCGGCGTTAGAGGCGGTGCAGCAACGGTTTACCTACCATTATGGCACTATGAGTTTGAGGACTTAATCGTATTAAAGAACAATAAAGGTACCGAAGAAACAAGAGTCAGACACATGGATTATGCATTTCAGTTTAATAAACTTATGTATGAAAGATTGTTAACAGGAGGTAATATAACCTTCTTTGACCCAAACGATGTACCAGGTTTATATGAATCCTTTTTTGATGACCAAGAAAGATTCAAAGAGTTATATGAATCATATGAACGCAAGACCTCAATAAGAAAAAAATCACTACCAGCTCTTGAAGTATTCCAGATGTTTTTAACCGAAAGAAAAGACACAGGCAGAATATATGTAATGAATGTCGACCATGCAAATGACCATGGGGCATTTAATCCTAGAAGAGCACCAATCCGAATGAGCAACCTTTGTTGTGAAATCGACTTACCAACAACACCTTTAAGCAGCCATGATGATACAGATGGAGAAATATCTCTATGTACATTGTCTGCAATTAATTGGGGATTAATAAATGAAACATCTGAATTTGAAAAATATTGCGACCTTAGCGTGCGTGCTCTTGATGAGCTTCTTGATTATCAAGGGTATCCAGTTCCAGCTGCAGAACAGGGTACACTATCTAGACGGCCCCTTGGAGTGGGAATCATCAACCTCGCATATTTCTTAGCGAAACGAGGTTTAAAATATGATGAATCAGCCTACGATATAGTAGATGAATATGCAGAAGCATGGAGTTATTATTTAATAAAAGCCTCTGCAAATTTGGCTAGTGAGAAAGGAAAAGTGATATATAATAATGATACGAAATATTCTCAAGGAATACTTCCTATCGACACTTATAAAAAAGAGGCTATAGATAATTTAATAAAGCATAGAGAACTGCACGATTGGGAAGGGTTGAGAACGCAACTCAGAGAAAATGGTATTCGTAACTCTACGCTAATGGCATTAATGCCTGCAGAAACTAGCGCTCAGATAAGTAATAGTACAAATGGTATAGAACCACCAAGAGCATTGGTATCGTACAAACAGAGTAAAGATGGAGTGATGGCTCAGGTTGTACCTGGTTATCATCATCTAAAAAATAAATATGATTTACTGTGGGACCAAAAGTCACCACAAGGATATCTAGCGATATGTGGTATATTACAGAAATATATCGACCAAGGTATATCCGTTAATACATCATATAACCCAGAACACTATGAGGATAACAAGATACCAATGTCTGTTATGATTCAAGACCTGGTTACAGCTTATAAATTTGGATTAAAACAATTATATTATTTCAACACCCACGACGGTGCAGGGGAAATAAAAGAAGATGACCACCCATATTACACAGGGACACAACAGATTGAAGATGACGAAGACTGCGAATCCTGCAAAATCTAAAAAGAAATTTGTTTCAGGGTATGATACTATGCCCGATATAGAAGATTTAGAAAGGATAGTAGATAGAGAACTTAAAAAACTAGAGGAAATAGATAATGTCAGTACTGAAGAAAAATAAAAAATCCCACCTTGACAAGAATATGTTTTTTGATGAGCCAGTAGATATCGCCCGATATGACCAATTAAAGTATCCACAGCTAGATAAAATCACAGAAAAACAATTAGGCTTTTTTTGGAGACCAGAAGAAGTGGATGTATCAAAAGATAAAAAGGATTTCCATGACCTTACAGACCACGAAAAACACATATTCACATCTAATCTCAAAAGGCAAATACTTTTGGACTCTGTACAAGGTAGGGCCCCGAACCTTGCTTTCCTTCCTATATGTTCGTTACCCGAGGTTGAGAACTGGATTGAAACCTGGTCGTTTTTTGAAACTATCCATAGCCGTTCTTATACTCATATTATTAGAAACATTTATGCGAACCCCGGTATAGTATTTGACACTATGCTCGATGTAAAAGAAATTGCCGAGTGTGGTAACGATATTGGTGTTTATTACGATGATTTAATACAGAATAATAGTTACGCAACAAATAAAAAGCAGCATAAAACCTCACTGTATATGTGTTTAATGAGTGCAAATGCATTAGAAGGAATTAGATTCTATGTATCATTTGCGTGCTCATGGGCCTTTGCTGAATTAAAGAAAATGGAAGGTAATGCAAAAATAATTAAGTTTATCGCACGAGATGAAAATACTCATTTGGCTGCAACGACAGTAATGATTAAAAGATTAATAGAAGAAGACCCTCAAATAGCTAAGATTGCAAAAGAAGAAACAAAATCAGCCACTGACCTATTCATTAAAGTTATTGAACAAGAAAAAGATTGGGCTTCGTATCTATTTAAAGATGGTTCAATGATTGGATTAAACGAAACAATTTTAAAACAATATATAGAATGGATTGGAAGTAAAAGAATGAGAGCAGTAGGATTAATAAGTCCATATACAGTGCCTCAAATGAATCCTCTACCATGGACAGAAAAATGGATTGGTGGTGGTAACGTGCAAGTGGCACCGCAAGAAACAGAGATTACATCTTATGTGACTGGTGGAGTAAAACAAGATGTTGATGATTCAACATTAGCAGGAATGAGTTTATAATGAAAAGAACTAAAGAGGAAAAAATACTTCAAGTAGTTAACTTAGCACCAAGCGAAGATTTAATAGAAAAACTTACAGAAATACACCCAATGAAACAAATATTTTGGGCATCAGTAATTCAAATATCTGTATTTGGTTTTATGTTGGCTTCTTTTGGCGTAATAAATTTATATTTAAAAGGATATTAATATGAAAGAATTAGGAATGGTATTATTTGGATGTTTTTGTTTTGTATTATTTTTTAATGCAGTGATATTACCCGACATGGAGATTAGAGGTTTCTCTAATAATAGTTCTTGTACAGGAGAATGTTACGAAGAATATGTTAGGGTAAATGGAACATCAGTAGAAATAGAACAAAAAAAGAAAGCATTAGCCGCAGGTGACCCATTTAGTTCAATCAAACCTTTATGGGCTGGTTGTGCTGCATGTCATGGCGCAGATGGTGGTGGTGGAGTTGGGCCTAAACTCTCTGGCCAATCAGCAGACTATATAATCGGCAGACTTACAGCATACAAAAATAATGAACAAATAGGACCAATGAGTGCTATGATGTGGGGCCAAGCAGGTATGTTATCCGAAAATGATATAGATACTATAGGCAAATTCATACAGGAGACAATGAAATGATAGAAATTTATGGAAAACCACAATGTCCTTTTTGCGATAGAGCAAAGGCTTTATGTGAAGCAAAGGGATATGAATATACATATAAATCTCTAGGCACAGACTTTGGTCGTGAAGAGATGATGGAAATATTTCCAGACGCAAGAACATTCCCACAGATTATAGCAGAAGGCAATAAAATAGGTGGGTACGATAAGCTTGAAGCGTGGTTCTTAAGCAGACAGGCTTGGACATGATATTGGATTGCCAATATTGTTATGCACGTATTGTAATAAAACCAGCAGATGATGAACCAGTGAAAGTAAATTTTTGTCCTCATTGTGGTGAACCCACAGACGATGATTTAGAAGAATTAAACTTTAATGAGTAATTGGTTATATCAAGGCAGAGAGTATAATCCACCTGAGGATTTTACAAGAGAAGATTTACAGGGATTTGTTTACTGTATTACAAATAGAGCTACAGCACGCCAATATATTGGTAAGAAATTCTTTTGGTCTAAGAAGACCCTACAAAAAACAAAAACCCGTAAACGCAGAAAGATAACCTATGTAGAGTCCAATTGGAGAGACTACTTTGGTTCAAATAAGCATTTAATGGAAGAAATAGATAAACAAGGACCAACCATGTATCATAGGGAAATCCTACATCTTTGCAAAACCAAAGGCGAATGTGCATATATGGAAACAAAAGAACAATTCGATAGAGAGGTTCTATTATCAGACAAATACTATAACGGAATAATCAATTGTAGAATAGGTTCAAATAGTGTAAAAAACATGTTTACATCTGATTAAAAGTATGGTATAATAGTACCTACTATGGCAAAAATAATACAATTCCCAACTGGCGAAGAAATCAAACAAAGGTCTGAGACCAAACAAATTAAAGATGAATATACTTTGGTCAGAGAAGCATCTGACGAGGCTGTTACATCAGCTCAGTACCTGCTTGAAATCATGGAAGAATTTATTACAACTGGAGATGTATCTCATAATTTTATGGACATGCAATTCAGAGATGAGACCTTTCAGGAATCAAGAGATATGTTTGTTATAGTAAATATGATTAACGCCATGTTTCATCGTTACTATGGAATCCCTCATTCTTTACATAGAGAGTTTGATAGGTTATACGGAATGATTAAAGTAATGGACAAAACAAATTCAAGAGCTGAATTCAGCCTTGACGACGGAGATGATGATGATACTACTTGATTATTCACAAATCGCACTATCGAATATAATAGTGCAAAAATTAAACGATGAAACTATGATAAGACATATGATACTTAACAGTATCCGTATGTACAATAAAAGATATAGAGAAGAATATGGCCAAATGGTTATATGTGCTGACGGTATGAACACATGGAGAAAAGAGTATTTTCCAGAATATAAAGCACATCGTAAAAAAGCAAGAGACAATTCAGAAATGGATTGGACAGAGATATTTAGAATATTACATTTGGTTCGCGATGAAATAAAAGAAAACTTACCATATAAAGTATTACACATGGACGGCTGTGAGGCAGATGATATTATTGGTACCCTCGCAATGCAGACACAGGAATTTGGTATGCATGAACCGGTTATGATTATATCATCAGACAAGGACTTTATTCAATTACAGAAGTTTAATAATGTTAAACAATTTAGTCCAATACAAAAGAAAATGGTAGCAAACGAAAACCCAAGAACATATTTATGGAACCATATATTAAGAGGCGACAGTGGCGATGGAGTCCCAAATGTATTATCCAAAGATGATACCTTTGTATCTGAATCAAAACAAACGCCTTTAAGACAAAC